GAAAAATCAAAAACAATATGAAATACGATATAGTAGATAATTTTTTAAGTAGAGAAAATTTTAAAATGATAGAGAAAGAGTTGTTTAGACCAACGTTTCCTTGGTTCTATAATTCATCTATCGCAGATCCTACAGATGATGACATGCCTTATTTTACACATCATTTTTATTTAAATGATGAGTTTAATAGTGATTATCGTCAGTTGTTACTACCTATTCTAAGTAAAATGAAAATTAAAACTTTGATGCGTGCCAAAGCTAATATGTATTTAAAAACAAATAAAGTTATCAAACATGGTCTTCACGTAGATAGACCTTTCAAACACAAAGGATGTATATTTTACATTAATACCAATAATGGTTTTACTGTTCTAGAAGATGGCACAGAGATAAAAAGCGTTGCAAACAGAGCTTTATTCTTTGATTCAAGTAAAAAACATAGTAGCACCTCTTGCACAGATCAAAATATAAGAGTAAACATTAATATAAATTATTTTTAATTATGACAGAAGATATAGATCCTATACTAGTTGTTACGAAAGTTCAGAAACTTTTGAAAGAAGAATATCAAGCCATCGGTGATACTATGTTGAGCGGAGGGGTTGACAATATGGAAAAGTATAAATATATGATGGGACAGGCACATGCCTACGCAAAAATAAGTCAGGAAATCTCTAACCTGCTAAAACCAAAGGAGCAAAAAAATGAGCAAGAAAGACCAAATATCATCCGATTCGGAAAACCAGATACCGAAAACTAAACTAGCTTTAGAGGAAAAATATAAAAAAGAAAACGACAAAGAAGTCGAAGGCTACGAACGTTTAAAAACAAAAGAATCAGAAAAATTACCAAAACCAACTGGCTGGCGAATGTTAGTATTACCATTTAAGATGCCAGAGAAAACCAGAGGTGGTTTATATTTAGGCCAAGACACTTTAGAAAGACAACAAGTAGCTTCTACTTGCGGTCTTGTTTTAGCAATGGGACCACATTGTTATGACAAAGAAAAGTTTCCAGAAGGACCTTGGTGTAAAAAAGGCGATTGGGTTATCTTTGCAAGATATGCAGGAAGCCGAATCCAAATCGATGGCGGGGAGGTCAGATTGCTAAATGACGATGAAGTTTTAGCAACCATCGAAAAACCCGAAGACATACTTCATCACTTTTAACAACATAGGAGAATACTATGCAAGAAGCAGAACAAAAAATGGTAGATATAGATACTTCTGGTCCAGGACAAGAAGTAGCCATTAAAGAAGAAGAAAAACAGGAAGAGGTTGTTGAACAACAAACGACCGAGCCTGAAGTAAAAGAAGAACAGAAAGAAGAACCGAAAGAAGAGCACCTAGAAGGAAAAGCAGGTGGAACACAACCTGATGCTCCGGCAGAAGAGCCAAAGAAAGAAGATAAGAAAGATTCAGAATTAGAAGATTACTCACAAGGAGTACAAAGAAGAATTGCAAAACTAACTAAGAAATGGAGAGAAGCTGAAAGACAAAAAGATGAAGCTTTGAAATATGCTGAGTCAGTTATTGCAGAACAAAAAACGTTAAAGACTAAAGTTTCTAAATTAGAACCTGGTTTTTTAACAGCAACAGAACAGAGTATTAATTCAGGACTAGAAGCAGCGAAAGCTAAACTTGCTACAGCAAGAGAAGCTGGAGATCTTCAGTCTGAAATTGATGCTCAAACAGCTATATCTGAGTTAGGATATAGAAAAGCTAAATTTCTTGAAGCTAAAGACGCTCAAGAAAGAATGGCTAAACAACAAGTAACAAAAAAACCTTCTCTACAAGAAGCTATTAAACCAAAAGAAGTTAAACCTGATCCAAGAGCGGAAGCTTGGGCAGAGAAAAATCCTTGGTTTGGTACAGATAGTGCAATGACATACACTGCCATGGACTATCATAGAAAACTAACTGAAGAGGAAGGTTTTGACACAGCAAGTGACGAATATTATGCAGAAATTGATAAAAGAATGAGACTTGATTTCCCGCATAAATATGCTAATAATAGCGATACGGCTGAAACACAAACGACCAAGCCGGTACAACAAGTAGCGTCAGCGACGCGAAGTACAAAGTCTGGTCGCAAAACCGTGAGACTCACATCATCACAGGTAGCAATCGCTAAAAAATTAGGTGTGCCACTTGAAGAATATGCGAAACAATTAAAATCACGAAGGAGGTATAAGCATATGAGTAACGAAAATGAAAAAAGAACTTCCCGTGCGAGTCAAACTAGAGATAAGGAATCTCGAAAAAAAGTTTGGGCTCCACCATCACCTTTAGATGCACCCCCTGCGCCAACAGGATTTAGACACAGATGGCTAAGAGCAGAATCATTAGGATTCAATGACTCTAAAAACATAACAGGTCGAATGAGATCTGGTTATGAATTAGTTAGAGCCGATGAATATCCAGATTCAGACTTTCCAGTTGTGGAAGATGGCAAATACAAGGGGATGATCGGAGTTGGTGGCCTTGTGCTGGCAAGGGTGCCGGACGAGATCGCAGAGCAAAGACAAGCATATTATGCGAGACAGCATAATGAGAAGGTCCAAGCGGTAGACAACGATCTTATGAAGGAACAGCACCAAAGTATGCCAATCAATATCGATAGGCAGACTCGTGTAACTTTCGGTGGTTCAAAGAAGAGTTAATTTTTTAACGATTTCTAAACCCCCGGATAAACTAATGTCTTAAGGAGGACAACAACTATGGCAAACAAAGACGCAGCGTTCGGTCTAAGACCGATCGGTAAAGTTGGTCAGAATAGAGACAACCAAGGTTTATCTGAGTACAGTATTGCGGCAAGCGCAACTGCTATATATTTCCAAGATCCCATCAAACAAACGTCTGATGGTACTATTGGAGTAGCAGCGGCAGGTGATACTTTATTAGGTTCACTAACTGGTGTGTTTTTTACTGACGCAACATCAAGTAAGCCTACGTTCGCCAACCATTTAGATGCCTCAAACACGGCAACTGATATAGTTGGTTTCGTAGCAGACGATCCTTATGAAAGGTTCGAAGTACAGTCGAACAATGCAAGTGCATCAGCACAAACTGATGTATTCTTGAACGCGGATATCGTGTATGCAGCTGGTGATTCAGCTAATTTCGTGTCAGCGGTAGAATTGAACGACTCAACATTAACAACTAGTTCTGCACAATTGCAAGTTATCGGAGTTTCAAAAGACCCTGATAATAATGAGTTAGGTTCAGCAAACGTAAATTTCGTAGCTGTAATCAACGAGCATGCGTACAGATCTACAACAGGCGTATAATTTAGGAGGATAATTATGGCGATATCTAGAGGACAACTAGTCAAAGAACTAGAGCCAGGTTTGAATGCTTTATTTGGCCTGGAATATAAACGTTATGAGAATCAGCATGCTGAAATATATACTACAGAGTCTTCAGACAGAGCGTTTGAAGAAGAAGTAATGTTATCAGGTTTTGCTCAAGCTCAAGTTAAACCGGAAGGTTCAGGTGTAACTTTTGACAATGCTCAAGAGACTTACACTGCAAGATACACTCACGAAACAGTGGCTCTTGCTTTCGCAATAACTGAAGAAGCTATTGAGGACAACTTGTATGACAGACTTGCTAGTAGATATACAAAAGCATTAGCTAGATCTATGGCGAATACAAAACAAGTGAAAGCTGTTAATCCATTAATCAATGGATTACCAAGTGTAAGTACTGGAAAATTCACATCAGGCGATGGTGCGAACTTATTTAGTACATCTCACCCAACAATTGCTGGTAACGTAAAAAATACGTTAACAACACAAGCTGACTTGAATGAAACATCATTAGAGCAGTCATTAATCGACATTGCTGCACTTACAGACGAAAGAGGTCTAAAAGTAGCTGCAAGAGGATTAAAAATGATTGTACCTAGTGAACTTCAATTCACTGCTGAGAGATTGATGAAGTCTCAAGGTAGAACTTCAACAGCTGATAATGATATCAACGCAATCGCATCTATGGGAATGGTTCCTCAAGGTTACAGAGTGAACAATTTCTTAACTGATACAGACGCGTTCTACATCATTACAGATGTACCGAATGGTATGAAGTATTTTGATAGATCTCCTATCAAAACAGCTATGGAAGGTGACTTTGACACTGGCAACGTAAGATACAAAGCGAGAGAAAGATACTCATTTGGAGTATCTGATTTCAGAGGTATCTTCGGCGTAGAAGGTGCGTAATCACTTATAAAACAAAATTAAGAGGGGGCTTTCGGGCCCCCTTTTTTTATGATATAACCTAAAAACCCATGAAAACTTTTCGTATAAAAATAAGAGCATACGGCTATTATGCTGACTTCACTATTGTGTCAGAAGACAACGATAAAGC